GCCATAGCCGCTCGAACCAGCCGTACTGCCATAGCCGCTCGAACCAGCCGTGCTGGAATAGTCGCCGGAAAAAGGTTCTTTGCCCTTCACCCGATTAAAAACGGCATTCACCGTAGCTTTTACCAGCCCTGCAAAATTCACCTCACCTTTCACCGTCAGCTCAGTGCAGGCCAGTTTACTGTCCTCTTCGCTTTTATCCACGTTCCCGCCGCACTCGACCTCAAAAAAGCGCGGGCTATCCTTCAACGGGTAGTAGTGCAGCACATCCAAAGGGCTCTCGCAGGCGTGCATACCAGCGTGGCAGCAGTCTGCCTTGTCCTCGTGGTAGGTCTTGCCCACCTCGTACTGCTTGCCTCTGCAAGTCATGTCTGCGTTCATGCCCTTGTAAGCAATAATTTTCTCACTCATGCGTTATGTTCCTCCCTGTATCTCGTTACAGTGCCCATTCTTCTTCCATTGTGCACCTTACTTTTTAGAGCTGCTGCAAAAGCTGCCTATCAGAAGCAGCGCAATCCACGCCGCCGTTCCGGCGGCCCAGGTGAACGTCCAGTGCATCAATGCGCAGATGGCCCACACGGCGGCGCAGGTAACGCCCCACGAGATGCCCAGAAGGGCGGCAAACGCGATGATGATCGCCAGTACTTCACCCATTGTTCCGCGCCTCCTTTGCGACTCTCTCAGCTGCCTGTGCCGCTGATTCCGAGCATCGCTTGCCCGCCGGGGCGGTCTTGCGGGGGTCTTCCTGGGCTGCTGCAGCTTCGTCCTCTTCCAGCAGCTTGTTCAAATCGGCCAAGAACTGGCCGCACATATCCGCCTGCGCAGATTCTTCCAGCTTACCGTAAAAGCTGACAGGGTCGCGGCCTATCGAGGCTTTCAAAAACGCCTTGTTGTGAAAGTACTCTTCAAAGAACTGATACTTGCCAATCAGCTGGCAAACCTTATCGCGCATCGTGGTTTTCATAAAGATCCTCCTTGCATCAATGACGCATAACAATGTTGGACGAATGAACCAGATAGGTCACACCGTCAATCACAACCTGAAGCTGGTCGCCTTCATAGTCGCACCAGCTTTCGATATTGCCCTCGACAATCGTTCCGTCGGGCATTTTCAGCTGTGCCCAGCTGTATTCATAAGTCAAATCGATGACCTGCTTATTGCATCCGACCATCAGCAAAGCGCTTGCCAATACGGACGCTACGCCAACAATAATTTTTTTCATGCTCGTTCACTCCTTTTAATAAAATGTTTAATAAAATGCCTTCTCTTTGCTTTGCCGTCGCAGTTCTCTGCGTTTCCTAGCCTCACTCTTCTCTGCCTTTGCTAAACATCGCTTCTCAAAGCCATTGCGCTACTTGACTAAGCTGGTCCTTGCCAAGCTGTTCCATCGCAAATCACGGCATTTCTTCTCTCTTCCATGCCAATGCATCCGAAGCAAAACCTTGCCGCAGCGAATCGTCACAGTGCACCGCTTTTCCTTCGCAAATCACATCAGCGCTTTTCTCTGCCATTCCTTTGCATCGCCTTACATCGCCTTACATCGCTTTGCCACTGCACAGCAGTTCACCTCATAGCCTTTGCCAAACGTCGCTGCGCCTTGCTTCTCCAGGCCAAGCCTTGCCTTTGCCACGCCTCGAGCTGCACCGCCATCGCACGGTCAATCGAACTCAGCCTTGCCATTGCCAAGCCGTGCATCGCACCGCCTCCGCGAATTAGGGCCGTCAATGCCATGCCCTTGCTCTCAGGCCTTCACCTCATAGGCAATGTAAGTAAACCGGCCCTTTCCGCTGTTGCGCCACTGGCCGATGCCGCGCAGAATGCCATAATCCAGCCACTCACGCACAGCCTTTTCGTGGCTGTCATCAAGGAGGATTACGTCAAACTCGCAGCTGCTGCCTGCCGGGATCTCCTCACTGTTGGCAAGGCTCACACGCTCGCCCTGTGCGGTCTGGGCACGCAGCGGACGCTGGCAGTCGGTAATCTCGCCGTTCACATGAATGGGAATCATGCGGGGCTGGACGAAGATCAGGCCGTCAATGACTTTCTTGTAGGCGGTCAGCTTGCCGGACTCGTTTACGGCCCGCTTCTTTCCCGTTTCGGTCTTTCCGCCGATGCGGGAAAGCATACCGCAGGCATCCTTAAACATGCCTTTGATCTGGTAATCGTAAAAAATCGGATTGCCGTCCGGGTCACACGGAAAAACGGTCATGCCCTTGTCGGCTACCGCATCAGGGCCAAGAGCCGCCACTTCATCCTCGATGGTTGCAGCATCCGGCGACTTGCTGGCGATGAACTCCCGGGCAACATTGGGGTTTGCGGGCCATGTGCCAAGCACCGGCTCAATAAACGTAGCTTTCACATGCAGTTTTTTCATCTTTGTAACCTCCAAAATATATTGCTTACGCCACCCCGTCCTGGTTGTGCTTCTGGGCGGCAAGCTCCATCTGCTCCACGCTCTGCCTGCGCTCCACGCTGGGCAGCATTCCCACGGACTTGAGTTGCTCATAGATAAAGCGCTGTCCGGCTTCCGTCCATACGGTGGTGTTCTTGGTGTCCCACTCGCCGGTGCTCTTGTGCTGGAACGGAGTGGATTTGCGGTTTTTGGTGTAACCTTTGCCGCAATACTTGGCGTATAGCACCCACTGGCCGTTGCTGGTCTTGTACTGGATCTTCAGGCCGTGAAGGATGCTGTTGAGTTTCTCGGCGCTCAGGCCGTAATCCTTGGCAAGGGTGGTAGTGGTGCGGCAGTTCTTGCCAACGCACACCGCCCGGGCATACTCTGCATCCGGCTTCAGGTCGCTGTTCTCTGCCAGAAGCTGGCGGTTTGCGGCCTTGAGCTGGTCGTTCTGCTTCTGGGCGATAAGCACCGCACGGCGCATGACCGCTTCCGGGCTGTTCCACTGGGCTTCAATGGCCAGAAAATACTGCCGGGCCTGCTTGCCACGCTCGTTGCGCTGGATCATGCAGAGCTCTTTGGCCATTTGGATGGTGAGTTGGTGGTCGGTGCGGGGTTTGCCTGCCAGACCGTCAGACCTATTACTCAAAAATGAGTAATAGTCCTCGCCCTCAGTGAAACCATACTCGGTCATACGGTTAAACCAATCGTTGTACCGAGTCGTGACTTCTAAGAAGTCGTGCAGCTCCCGGCCACTCACCGTGGGGCGCTCCGGGTTGTCGTAATTGATAGGGATAAGGTTGCTCATGCTTTTGCCTCCTCGTCTACGATCAGCGCCGTGACCGGCACCCGGAAATAATGCGCCACCTTGAGCAACTGCGAAATGCTGGGCCCGTAAATCGAGCGCTCCCACTTGCCGATTGCGCCGTTGCTCAGGCCTGCCGCCGCCTCCAGATCGGTGCGGCTCAGCCCGTGCAACTTGCAAAACTGGTCGATTTTTGAAACATTCACTAGCAATTCTCCTTTCCGGGCTTGAAAATCACTAGAAAATATGCTACCATGTAGTTGCGAGGTACAAAGTGAATAAAATCTAGCGTTTGCCCGATATAATAGTATCGAGGGCTTTTGGTTTTTTGTTTGCCCTGTGCCTAGTATTATACTAGATAAAATTCTAGATATCAATAGATAATTTGGATTTTCTAGAATTTTATCTAGATGCACAGTTTTGGGAGGTGCTTTTTGTGGGAAATATCCAAACTGTCAAAAAGATCTCCAAAGAAAAAGGCATTTCGTTGGCTTTTGTATGCAGACAGATTGGAAGAAGTCACGGATATCTCGCAGAAATTGCAAACAGAGACGGTGATGTTCCCGAAAAAATGCTAGGCCCCATTGCAAACGCCTTGGGCGTAACAGTGGAAGAGCTGAAGGGCGAGGATCCAGCGCAAAAAGAAAAGCCCGCCCCCGGTGAAGGGAGTGGGCTGGATGCTCAGGCGAAGGCTACTCTTGATAAGATGAAAAAGCTTTCGCCTGAGCAGCAGGCGGCGTTTTGGGATATGCTGAACACTACGATTGATGCCGTTTTGAATATGCCGGATGGTGACGGGAATGGCTAATCTAAAACAGGAAGAAAAGGCCATCAAAGCCATTTATGATTATTATGAAAGTAAAAATCGTAATGGTTATTTAGGAAAGGCGTACTTAAATCGGGTCGTAGGAGAAGAAAATGTTGACTCGGTTTTGTCGATTCTTCGTGCTGATGGATATGTAAAAGTAGAAGGTATTGAACCAAGCGTTCGCATAGGAGAAGACAATCCCGCTGTTGTTAGGCTGACGGATAAAGGAAAAACTTATTTTGTTGACCAACAAAGAAAGCAGAGAATCAGCCGCAGGCAGTTCTTTCAAAGCGCTGCCATTGCGGTGATCTCTGCTGTTGTGAGTACGTTATTGACGCTTTTGGTGACTCAAAGGAGCGAAGAGTCTGAAACTTCCAGCTCATAGGAGCAAGGGTCGAGGCTGGTAACGTATACAGATCTGTATTTGCGCGGTGCTCTTGCTTCTTTGCTGCCTAGTGTAATGGAAAGGTATCCGCCAAGACCGTCTTTGATATGGAAATGCGTATCAGGGCACAGCTCCATAAGGTCTGCAAGGGTAACGCCTTTATAAGTAACTTCTGTTTTAAGGTACTCTAAAGGGATGCCGACGCACTTTTGCTCCGGCTCCTGTTTGGGATTAGACCGAAAAAGTGCAAAGTCATTGAGATTAAGGAACTCGTAAGCGAGAATCGCAAACATTGCGATAACAAACACGGCGATGATGAAAAGAAGCACATTATTCGACATTTTGCGTTGCCTCCTTTAAGAGTTTATCCACGTCGATACCAAGGGAAAGTGCAATCTTGATTTTCTCAAGTATAACACATTCTGTGGTTTCTTTCATCAATTTTGTGCTATTTTCTTGCACTTTATTTTCCTCCTTTGGCATTTTCCTTGATAATTTAGCTTTTCGGCAGCTGGTTGGCTGCCTATTTTTGTATATGTGAGGTGCTTATTATGGCAAATGCCTGCCCTGTCTGCGGCGGCAAGCTGGGTCTTCTGAACCGTGAGAAAAGCGCGGACGGCTTGATTTGCGCCAGCTGCAGCAACTTTTTCTTTTCAAAATTGGGCATCCGAGCAGCAAAGCAACCGACAGCCGCCCTTGCTGATTACTGGGCTACGTTGGAAAGCCGCCGCAAGGCGTTCAAGGAAACCGATTCCATCTATGATGGTGACGCGCTCTTTGTGTCGATTGACAAACCCAACCGGCTGTTTTGCATTGGACACCGCAGTGGTGATAAAGGCCCTCGCATGATCTACAGCTTTGATGAAGTCGCCGGTTATGAATCTGACGTGCCTGACGATCTGACGGTGACAGAGACAAAGGGTGGTATTGGCCGTGCCGTGATCGGTGCAGCCGTTGCCGGGCCTGTGGGTGCGATCGTGGGCGCTGCTACCGCCAAAACAGAGACCCGCAAAGGCAGCCGCAGCAAAGAAAACGTTTCCATCCGTTTTACGCTCCCTCTTGGAGAAACCAGTCTGCCGGCAACGGTTTATCCAGGCGGAATGACCGCGTTTCTCAAGAGTTGCAAAGGCTCTCCAGAACATCCTCGGGGCAGCGCTCCGGCTGCCCCCAGCGCCGCTGATGAGCTTTTGAAGTTTAAGCAGCTACTGGATATGGGGGCCATTACGGAAGCGGAGTACAACACAAAGAAATCTCAGCTGCTTGGCCTGTAAACCTGTTCACAACCATATTATAAAACCGCCGATTGTTGTCGCCAATCCCCATTCATTCCCTTCTTTCAGCGGAAAAATACGCTGAAAAATGTGGATTTGCGCTGACATTTCAGCTTATTCGCGGTTGCAAGGATGTTGCAAATTTTGCAACAGGTCAGCGGCTACAGCCCCGCCGGGCTCACCGGCGGCAGCGTGCAGCTTGTCAAGCGCGGCGATCTTGCGGGCCGCGTACATCATCGCAATGTCTTGCTGATCTGGTGTCATGCTCACATAGCAGGCCAGAGCGGCGCGGATATAGGTGCTGAAGTTCTTCATCTTGTCTTTCATAACTCATTCCTCCCAGGGTGCAGGGGTGTGGTCGGTGCCAGTCAGGATGCTGGCGGGCATTCCGTCGATGATGGTCATTTCAGCTTCTTTGCCGTTTCTTTGCTCAAAATCCATTTTGTTTTCTCCTTTCTTTTGTGCACATCTACGATTTATAATCCAGATTTTACCATGCGCCGTTGGAAAACAAAATACGGATAAAATTTGTCGAATGGCGCAGACTTTTTCTGCGCCATTTTTTGTTAAAAACACACTGGTTTTATGGGGGTGAAAGTATGAGTTATTTTACGGCGAGCCAAATCGGGAAAGCACTTGCAAAAGCACGGGTGTCTGCTGGCCTGAGCCAAGCGGAGATCGCAAGGCGCATCGAAAAAGGAGAGCGCACCGTGCAGAGCTGGGAAAAAGGATGCACCAGCCCGGACAGTGACGAGATCATGGACTGGTGCACGGCGTGCGGGGTGTCACCCATCGCGATTTTCATGGAGATGCTCCACCCGGATCTGTACAAAGTGCCGGATAACGGCAAGGCCGACGATGAGCTAAACGCAGAGTTGCGCCGTCTCGTGGTAAATCTGCCGTCGCTGACGAAAAGGCTGCTGCTTTTTATTCTGAAGGGTCTGCACGGCAGCAGTCCGCCTGCTGTCATATCGGAGATGGCGGCAAACCTCCACTGTCCCCTGAACAACAGGGTCAGCGTGTGCGGAACCATCATAGACCAGTATACCTATGCGCAGATCGCGGGCCTTGACCCATGCCCAGACGCTCCGCATCCTCCCATTGACGACCTGAAGATCAACTACAGGGCCGGAAGGGCCGCTGCCGAAAATGGTGCATTCGGATATATCGGGCAGAAAAAGGAGTAAGCCATGAAATGCGTGAGACCATGCTGCCGGAAGGAGATCCCGGATGGTGCTTCTTTTTGCCCGTGGTGCGGGAAGAAGCAGCCGGAAGCCGCCCCGCAACAAAGAAAAAAGCGCCGCCGTCCCAAGGGCAGCGGCAGCGTGTATAAACTGAGCGGGGCACGGGCAAGACCGTATGTGGCGCTTACAGCCAAAAGGGACGTTCTGGGGACGTTTGAAACGGCAGGAGAAGCCGTACAAGCGTTGGACGCTTACAACGCCCAGAACACGCCCGCAGCGCGTCTGAAGTGCACCTTTGCGGATGCCTATGTCCAATGGAAATCGCAGCCCAAATTTGACAAGCTCAGCACGGACATGCAAAAGGGGTACGAGCTGGCCTATGCAAAGGCTGCGCCTCTATACGACCGACAATTGCGGGACTTGAAAGCGGCAGATTATCAACAAGTGATTGACCAGATGGTTGAAAAGGGACTTTCTCGCAGCTCATGTGAAAAGCAGCGCACGCTTTTCAGCCAGATCTGCGAGTGGGCAATGGCGCAGGACATCATAAACAAAAATTACGCCATGCTGCTGCAGCTCCCGGCGGCTACAGGAAAAGCAGAGCGCACCCTGACCACCCAAGAGATCGAGCAGATCAGCATCCGACAGAATGACCCGAAATTTGGGCAGACGGCGCAAATCACAATGGTGCTTCTTTATACCGGCATGCGCATCGACGAGCTGCTTTCCATGCGCTGCGAGGATGTGCACCTGAAAGAGCGGTACATGCAGGGCGGTGAAAAGACAGAAGCGGGCAAGAACCGCATTATTCCCATCCTTGAGCCCATTTACAAGATCATTGCCTTTTGGATGCTGGACAGCGGGTGCGAATGGCTGATTCCATCCAAAGCCGGCACAAAGCTGGACAAGCGCAACGTGGCTGCAAAGTTCCGGGCATTGATGCAGGAATGCCATATAGAAGGCGTGCATCCACACACCCTGCGCCACACGGCCAGTAGTAAGATGGTGGAGTGCGGCCTGGAAAAGACCGCGGTGCAGGCCATTCTCGGGCACAAAAATTTCTCCACCACGGCAAACAAGTACGTGTCCCACAATGATCCGGCTTATCTGTTGCGGGAAATGCAAAAAATGAAGTATTGATTTGTTAGATTGTTTGTTAGATTATTACGTTCATTTAGGAGATTTCAAGGTATTTCAAGCAAAAAGAAAAACGCACGGACGATTCTTTTTCATCGTTCGTGCGTTTATTTTTGGAGCTGGTGACAGGAGTTGAACCTGCAACCCACTGATTACAAATCAAATTTATTTAGCGTTTTAACGTGAATAATTATCAATTTGTTAGCTTTCTGTTAGATTATGTATCCCATGCCAAAACGCTGAAGCTTATGTAAAAATAGCACATTCTATGCATTTTTACAAGTCGCTTATCTTCCGCATTACTAGCTCATACTCTTTCGGGTAAACCAGCTTTATTGCCTTCATGTGCTCGTCAAGCACCTGCATCAGGCCACCGAAAGGAACAGAGCTGGCAGCCGCCACAAAGTCGCTTTGTGGCTCCGTTGCCATGGAGTACGCCGCCGCATAAGTCACAGGCGGCAATGACTGAGTCTGCGTTTCAGGCGCGTGTGCTTCCTCCAGCTCGTCCCGCACAGTGCAGAGGGCAGCAAGCTTCTCCACGCTCTGCCAGTCCGTCGACCCGCATTTCAGCTTGTGAATATGGGTGTTGATCTCGTCAATGTCCATGCCTGCCGCCCTCCTCCCTTATGCGTTGCGCAAGATGTTAGCAGCCTGCTTGTAGGCGTCACGCTCTGCGCCGGTGGCGTCCTGCATCATTTCCTCAATGTCAGAGATCATGCGCTCACGGCCATCCGTGCGGGAGTAGTGCCCGCGCACATAGTGACGGCCTCGGTTGGCGTAGCTGTTGCCCCGGTTGTAACCGCTTCCGGCATCATGGCCGAAGGTCCCGCGCATGTCAGCTTCCCACTCGCCCGCACGGCTGTACTCGCCGCCCTCGCAGTAGTCCTCGATGCGGTGGATGTCCAGAATGATATCCACGATCTCGCCGATCATCTCAATATCACCCGGGGAACGGTTCTTTTTGTCGGTCAGCTCCATGAGCTCGTCGCACATTTCATCCTTCAGATGATTCAGTTTATCCAGCATGACTTTATCTCCTTTCTTATGCTACCCGCTCAACGATCAAATTGCTGTTTGCAATGCTGACTGCCTGCGTACTGGTATTTTTGAGCGCCACGGTCACGCAGCAGCCGCGCGGCACCTCGATGAACGCGGCCACGAAAACATTGAAGTAATTTTCGACTGCCGCCGGGGTGACAATGGCTGTCGCGCTGGTTAGCGATTCACCGCCGAAAGCCAGCGCCACGGAAACGGGCCCCACGGTGCCGCCGGTGGGAATGGCGACGTTGCCGCCAAAGCTTACCTTGAAGCGCGCTTTGCACTGATTGGTCAGGCCCCGCATGGTCACAAGGCCGCTGCCCTCACGGTGCATGATGCAGGCAGGCGCTTTCACCGCGGTCTCTGTCAGGGGAAGATTTTCACCCGACGCCACGATGACGATGTTAGAATTAGAAAATTCGGCCATTTTATCGGCTCCTTTCATAGAAAAACGCCGGGACTTTTGCCCCGGCGCTCTGGTTTGCAAAATCAGCTCAGGGGCTGAACAGACTACATACAATTTGCAGTCAGTTGCCGTGATTCGGTTATGCGCAGCTGCCGCAGCCGCAACCGGTGCCGCAGTTACCGTACTGGTAGGGTGCGGGTACCTGGAATGCGGGCACAGGGCGGGGGTTGTAGTAGGCCAGCTGGCCGCTCATGTAGGCCTTGAGCGTTTCGTTCTGGGCTGCCTGAGATGCCGCAAGCTGTGCTGCGAACAGCTGCTGACCCTGCTCAGCGATCTTTGCGTCCTTTGCCTCGATGCGCTGTGCGGTCAGGGCGTCAAGGATGGCGCGGGCGTTCTGGTTCTGGTTGTCGATGATGTCCCGGGTGGTGTTCTGCACCGTGTTCCGGGTCTCGCAGGCCTGAGTAGCCATGTTGTAGTTCACGCCCTGAATGGCAGAGCGGTTCTCGCAGCAGCACTCCTGCTGCTGCATCTGCATGGCAAACAGCTGCTGCATGAACGCTGCCTGCTGGTTTGCGCGGCTGATCTCTGCGGACATAAAGCCGTTGTTTACGGTCTGCTGCACGCCGTTGACAAGCTGCGCCTGCTGGTAGAAGCCATCACACATGCCGTTGTTGATACCATCCATCTTGCGCTCGATGTTGGCAAAATCGGAGGTCAGGACGTAGCCGTCAACGACACCGGCACCGGTGTTGCCATTGCCGCCCCAGTTGCCGCCCCAGCCGCCGCAGAAGGCGAACAGGAAAAGGATGATGATCCACCATGCGCCATCATTGCCAAAGCCAAAGCCGTTGCCACCGTTGGTGTTTGCGGGCTGAACAGGCATGGTCAGAACCGCAGAATCGGAAGAAAGAGACATTTTTGTACTCCTTTCGTGTGTTTTGAATGATTTTTATGCTTGAACCGTGGCCACGGTTACGACTTAATGAAAAAACTGCTGAAACTGCTGCGCCATCGCCTGCAATTGGTTCAGTTGGTTTTGTGACATTTTGCCTGATTGCAAGAGCTTCTGCACCTCTGCTTTGGGGTCGCCCTGAAAGCTGGCCTTGAACTGCTGAAACTGCTGCATTATCTGTCCGAACTGGCCCATAGGGCCGGACATGGCAGGCATACCGCCGCTCAGAACGTTAAAAAGAGGGTTTGCCATAATTACTTGACCTCCGTTTCAGGCTTTGTGGGCTCTTGCTTTTCCAGCGCCGCACAGCGGGCTGCCAGAGCATCAAACTCTGCTCGGGTGACAAACTCCCCGCCGGGCTGCTGCGCCGTCTGAGGGGGCATTTTTGTCGCCGTGGTGCGTTCCTTGTAGTCAAAGACGCGGAGAGGCAGCGGCATCCCGCTGGCGTCGGTGCTCTTGATGTAAAAAGCGCTGTTTTCGCTGTCCATCAGCAGTACGCTGTTGCCTGCAGCGACCATATAGGCTTTTGCGCCCTCTTCTCCCTGCACCCAGATGATGGATGGCGTAGCCTGTGCTGTCTGTGCTGCCGGCTGCTGCATCATGGGAGACTGATAGCCCACTCCCTGCCTGAGTTGAGTGAGGTTGTCTGGCATTGGCTGGCCGTAGTATGTCGGCATCTGATACGCATACGGATTGTAAGGCATCGTTTACTCCTCCTTATACCAGTAGTAGATCGGGCATTCTGCGCCGCTGTCCCAACTGTCCCACCACGCACCGTCGATCACGGTCAGGACGTGGCCGGAGCAGCCCAGTACATACACGCCGCGCGGGTACTCCCGGGCAAAATCTGCCACGGTGTAACAGGTGGTGCAATCCGCTTCTACCATGCGGCGCTTGAACCCGCGTTTTTGGAGGTATGCGCCCCATGTGCGGTTTGCGCTGGGCATATCGCCGATGATAAAGCCAGTAAGCGCAAGCCCAAGGTAAGCTTTCTCCCAGTCTTGGCCTGTCGCGGCTGCCACGGCCCGCACTGTGCAGTCTCCAACGCTGTTTCCGTGAGGGTTCGGGTTAAACTTGTGCCACATGGTGCGCCCCTCCCTTTGCGCCCATAGTACCTTTTCTGACGAATCTGTGCGTTAAACGAACGTCAAACGAAGGTCAAACGAGCGCCAAAAAGAAAAAGCGCCCACACGGCACAAAGCCGCGTGAGCGCTTGAAAAATCACCTGTAAAACAAAAAATCCCCCGCTTTTCCTACAGAACGCCTCGCGTGGTACGCAAGGCTTCAGAAAAGCAGGGGATTCTTTACTCAAAAACTTTTGCAATGCCGTCCAGCCGGGCCGAAACCGACTGACGGCAGTAGTGGACCTGTGCTGCAATGTCCGGCAGCGGGAGACGCTCAACGTACCGCAACCGGGCGATTTTCCGGTCTTTCCTCCCAAGCGGTGCGTTTTTGATGGCGGCGGTCATCTGCTGTCGGTCAAGTCCTTGCAGCGCAGCGGGCAGCATTACGCGAGCCGCCGCCACAGGCAGCACCGAGCCAGAAGGGCTGTGGCAGCTGTCCGGCGTTGCGCTTAGATACGCATTTTGCCATATTAAGACTGCAAATTTGCATTTTTTTATCAAATTTGAGCCTTAATACCCCGATTTTGTTGGCCTTAACAAAATCGCAGACCATTTTCGTGATGTCACGAAATTGTTCTTGTGCGGCGAACATCTCGGTGACGTCACCGAGATGGCGGTATGTAGTGCTTGCCATGATATCCTCCTTACTGCGTGATTTCCTCAGCGTTCGCCTTGTCCTCCGCGTCCAGCGCATCGTAGTACGCCTGCGCCAGCTGCTCCACCTCTGCAATGTCATCTTCGGTCAGCAGCCCATTGTCAAGGTGCGTGTACGCCTTATCAAGCCAAAACGCAACGTCCCGCCCAGCGCCGATTTCCCTCTTGATACTGCGAAGGGTCAAATCGTGCCGTGCTTTGCTTTTAATCGCCATTTTATTACTCCTTTCAGTTGATGGAAGCAACCGCTGCTTCCAAATCCTCAATGCGTTTAATGGGGTCTGCGCGTCCCGTCACAGTCACGCTGTCGGCATCGGTCAGCACGGTGTTAGCTCCCGCAAGCGCAGGGATGGGCTGTGCGCCTGTCGCGGTGAAGGGGGTGGGGGGGTCCAGCTTCACCGCAACCTGCACCGGCGTCCCTGCCGCGTACTGGGCGGCGAGGTAGGCTTTCCAGTTGTCCGCGTTATCCGGGATGGTGTCGCCAAAGCGTACTCGGATGCACTGCCACACAATAGCGCATCCTTTTACGGTATTATTGTTAGATACATCGGCATGTGGGTAATGGCTGCATACATCATTGCCTTTGGCGGGAACGGCATTGACGGTTCCCTGGATTCTTCCCGTTGTGTAGTACCAATCGGATTTATCTTCAAGAAATTTTCCAAATACCGTCCAATCCTCTGTGCCATCCAGTGTAATCAGCCGCCAAGCCTGCTTGCCCTCTCCCGTCACCGCGTCCACCTCACCGCCATACACGGTTTCTGGCAGGGTCAGGGTGTTGGTCTGCCCGATGTAGGGTGTGTAGGTGGTTGCGACGTTTCCTAATTCCAGCTGGATATTTTTGTATGTTGCATTGACAGTATCCTGCGGAGACGAACCAGCATAAAACCGAAAACCAGAAATTCCAACACTTGCGCTAACAAAAACTGTAATTCGTACATTTTTCTGTTTTTGAGCGTATTTCCATTTACCATCAACAAGCCATCCAATTTGAACAGCGTCGGATGTTGATTCGGTTTCTACCTCGCAAGAAAATACATATTTACCAGCAGGACAGTTTATTGATATATCTTTGTATTGACTGAAGCCAACATTCCCAAAACTCCATAGGTTTTTTCCGCACCGTTCGACCATCACGCTGGCACGTCCCTTGATGGGACGGATGTTTTCGGGGCTTGGCGTTCCCGTGCCCTCCTGCATGGGCTCCCACTTCGCTTTCACGCCAAGCGGGTATCCCGCAACGGGGTAGCACACAACAGGGTTGCCGCTTTCTTCAAGCGGTGGGCAAAGCATATCAATGATGTGCTTGCTGCTCCACGGCGCGTCCTCGCTCACCGCCGCATCATCAATCTGTACGCCGTCCTTTCCGGCAGGCCCCTCCGGGCCAACCTCTCCCTGCGGCCCCTGCTCACCACGAGGACCGGTTTCACCCTGCGGACCAGTGGCACCAGTCGCACCAGTGGGGCCTTGAGGACCTTGCTCACCCTGTGGGCCGATGGGGCCAGTGTCGCCCTTGTCGCCCTTTTCGCCCTTAAAGTCACCGCTTGCGATGCCGTCCTTCAGCTCCTGTAGGCTGTCAGCGGCCTGCTGGGCACTCTGGCCAGCATTGGCAGCGCTTGTGGCAGCAGCACCGGCAGACGTATCAGCCTGCTGTGCTGCCGTCTGTGCATCGGTCTTGGCCTGCTCTGTGGCGGTGGCATCGATGTGCACGGCATCCACCAGCTGCTGCCATGCAGGGGTGCCCGGTTCCGGCTCTGTGCCGTCCTCTGTGCCGCTGTTGGCACTGACACGATACCGCAGGTCTGCACTGGTGACGGTGCGGATGCCATCTGAGCCCTCAAAGGTGATGCAACCATTGCCGGGCTGTGCGGTCACGCTGGCGGGCACGTCCACATAGCCGTCCACCACAAGCGAGGATGCCGGGTCTTTGCCGTCCGGGACGTGCCAGAAGCAGCGGATAGCCAGCCCTTCCCACTCGCCAGTGGCACTGACGGCAAGGCGGTATACGCCCCGGTTTTTGGTGTAGCCAAAGCGCACCAGCTGCTCATAGCCCGGCACTTTGACGACGCCATTGGATGCGAGAGATACGCTTTGCTCAATCATGCTTTACTCCTTATCCGCCTGCTTTTCGATGCACTCACCAGCTTTGCCGCGAAGACAGTATTCGCAATACTCCTTGTTGTCGCCTTTCAGGTTGCACATCTTTTCACGCTTGCGGGCTTGATTCATAGCGTTTGCAGAAGCGGCGATAATGCCGCACATAGGTACAGGCATATAGTACTCCTTTACTGGTTGATGGTAGGCTTCTTTTCTGCCAGTGCCTTTTTCATCATCCACACAGCCTTTTCAATGACGGCGTCCAGCACCTCATCGGTGATGATGGGTTTCAGCCAGTCCGGCAGTGCGCCGCGCAGTGCAGCAAAAACCTGTGCCTTTTTCTTTGCGCCCTGACCGCTGCCCATGATGCTTTTTTCTGCCAGGGTCACCAGCTCCAGTGCCCACTGCTTGACGTACTGCTTATAGCCCAGGCGAATGGCGCCTACGGCCAGAGAGATAAAGCCCAGGGCCATCAGAACCAGGGCGACGGGTGCGGGGATAAAGTTAAACATTGCTTCCATAATTTAAGCTCCTTTCTGCTGTTCAAGATCTTCGATGCGATGGTTTGCCACCTTAATTTGTTCTTCCAGCACTGGCACACGCTGAGCGAAATTATTGTGCGCCCGGACTTCCCGGGTCAGCTCGTCCAGCTTAGTGTCGGTAATGGCCTGCTGTTTTTCCAGCTTGGCGTCCATGTTTTGAGCGGCCCTGCTGTTAGAGATAAGCACGCCGCTCAGGCTCAGGCCGCCAGTGATGAGTGCTACGATGATCGCGTCGCTCATTTGCCCTCCCGGAGACGGGTCAGACCCTTCTTGCAGATGATCCTCGGATAGTTGCGTGTGGTCACATTGAGGTCAACGTCACCGGAGATGCCCGGCACGCTGCCCTTGCTGGTGTGCTGGTGGGTGTTATAAGCAAAGGTCACAGCAGGTGTCTTTCCTGTGTAGTCGGCCAGCCAGACGTCGTAGGGACTGAGGGCAGCACCGCCCATATACAGGCGCGTCTTAGCAAAGCTGGTGTAGGTATAGAGCTGGGCATAAAAGCCCATGTCTTCCACCTTTTTCAGGGCGTAGGCTGTCAGGTCGGTCAGCGCCTGCTTGCCAAGAACCCTGAATTTGTTGTCCTCCACGTCCACTGCCACAGGCATTTCCAGCGTCTTGCCACGCAGGGCGTCAGCCAGCAGGGAAAGCTCTGCATCGACCATCGCCTCGCTGGTGGCGTAGGTGTAGTAGTAGACGCCCACTGCCAGACCTGCCGCTTTTGCGTTGCGGTAGTTGGTCTCAAAGGTGGGGTCGATGTACAGACCGTCCGCCCGCTTGGAGAGCCTGCGGTTTGTGCTGACGGTCTTGAGCATGACGCCTTTGTAGCCCGCCGCCGCCACCTGCGCCCAGTCGATCGCACCCTGATAGCGGCTCACGTCGATGTACCGGTATGGCGGGTCGCCCTCCCAGCCGGTGACGGCCTTCTCAACGGGAGTCTCTCTGGGTGTTTCCGGCGCAGGACTTTCGCTGTCACCGCCGAAAAGCACCTTCACCAGCCACGCCAGAAATTCCAAAAGTTTTTCCATCGCTTACTCCTCCTGTACGATCTCCTCAAAGCCGCTCTTGATGAGCAGCGCCTTGACCTTCTCCTTCAGCAGACGCGGGCAGCGCTTATACAGTGCCTTTGCCTCCTCGACAGTCTCAGCAGACATAATTTCCTGTGCCCATAACATTGCCATCATAAATACCATCCTTTCGATTCTTTGTGTGATTTTATGCATAGACAGTCTCGCTCATTTCCAGCAAGCACTGCCGAAGCATCTCATTTTCTTTTTTCTGCGCTTCCAACGTCTGAGGCAGCTTGTCCAGCGCTTCCTGCCGCTGCTGGGCTTCCTGCTTTTCCTTTTCACGCTGGGCCAGCTCTTCGGCGGTCGGCGGGGGTGGTACCGTGCCCGCCTCGTACACCATGTAGGTGCCGTCTGCCAGGGCGATGCCCCAGTAGTGCTCGCCGGGCTGTGCAGCATCGTTGTGCTCGCTCACGGCCTGCGCAATGGCGGTGTAATCGGCTTTTGCCGCCGGAGCGGCGTAACCGGGCTCAATTTTGTTGTCCATACAGTACCTCCTTATACCATCACGCTGCCATTCTCGTCCACCAGCGTGGTGGACGGCATGATCAAAGCGGGGCGGATATCGCGCGAGTTGACGCAATTGTCGTAGTCGTAGGAGCCATCGTCCGCGACTTTCCAGACACCATTCGAGCTCGTGTTTATGATGCGTGGGGAACGCAGATACCAGTCTTGAGCACTGCCGTTCCGATAGGCAACGCGCTTTTTATTCGCATTTGTTCCGGTGCCAGCGAGAAAATATGACAGTTTAGCGCCATCATTGGGGAAATATTCGTCGGTTCTGTTCGTCCAACCAACCTCGATGCCGGACAGCAGGAACACCTTCGTGTTCAGACCGTTTGCGCCGGTGTGAAGTGTGCCGGCGTAATATGAACCACTGTGATACGGAATCTTTACCTGTTTGATCACGGCGCGAATATCCGCGTCGATAAGGTTATAGAGCGTGCCGTTCAGCCAGGAGTTGATATAAGAACTCTCGTAGTTGTTTTCGTAGACTGTATTCCACTCCTTATAGGTGTAGTTGTCTTTCATCAGCAACCACGTTCCATCGCACGAGCTGTCGTAAACGCTTGTACTCGGGTTGCCCTGCTGCACAACAATAAAATCCTTGGACGCGCCGTTGACTTTGATTTTAATGATGCTGCCTACGGCCAGACTGCCTATGGGGCTGCCGCTTTGATAGACAAGCCGGGCTTGACCATTTATGCCGACGTACACCTTTTGCACCTGCCGGGCCTGACCTCCCACGCCCACATAGAGTTTGGACATTTTGTGTGCCGTGCTCCCGGCACCGAGATAGATGCTCATGCGCCCACCTCCTTATGCGTACACCAGCAGGACAGTGCCTGTGTCGAGAGAGCTGCCCACGCCGGGGTCGGTGGTCTGTGCCTTGACCGTAAAGCCGTTGACGCTGGTCACGCTCAGGGTGCCGTCACTTGTCACGCCGAGGCCAGCGCCAACTTTTACGGGGCCTAGCTTGTCAGGCGTGGCAGGCGTGCCAAATTTGGCATCGGCCTCGTCCTTTCTATACCTCTGAGCCAGGGCGTCGCCGGTCGCCTTTGCGTCAGCCGGTGCACCAGATACGGTCAGGGTCGTGTCAGTGGACACGATAACCTTTGCGTCGGCGGCACTCTTTGCAGCTGCTTCCTCGCTGGCCTTTGCGGCAGATGCACTAGACGCGGCAGCAGTTTGACTGGCCGCTGCTCCTGCGGCACTGGAAGCAGATTCCTCGGCTTTCGATGTCGAAATACCTGCCTGCTCTTGCGCTGCGCTTATGGCGTTTGCAGTGGCGTCTTTGACTGTCTGGGCTGCTGCGGCGGCCTGTGCTGTGGCAGCTGCCGCCGCGTTTGTGGCTGTTTCCGCACTCTGAACGGCTTCTTCCTGCCGCGCGATAACAGCCTCGCCATACTGCTTCACATACTCAAAGCCCTGTGCAAGGGCTTCCCGTACTTCCACGCCGCGCTCTGCATTGCGGACTTCGGAAATCGCTTCGTCAAATGTCTTATCCAATTTATCACCCCTTTGCGGATGCATAGCCCTTCAGCGAGCGGCTCAGGTCATAGGCGTCACTGGCTTTTCGTGCGCTCAGGGCCTGCAAGTCGCTGACGCTGGAGAAATCAATGCCCAGCGTGAATTCTTTTTTGTCCGTCGCGTCCAAAGGCTCCACAATCTTAGAGCACAAAAGCCAGGTGTTCACCCCGTGCGGGTTAGAGTAGATGTGTGTCATCTTGCCAAAGCCAAGGCGGGCGATATCCACACCGGCATCCTTGAGGTCCACAGCCTTTACCGTGATTCCGTCGAGATAACGCAAGTTTTTGGACAGCTCCGCGTTGGCGGCATCCAGAAGCGACTGTGTCGTGCTGGCGGTGCCGTCGATCACGATGATCCTTGTGATGATGCCAAAGAGCTTTTGGGCCGCAGTGTCGTTTGCGGTGGCGGTGATCGTGCTTTCATGCCTCCACAAAAACCAACCGGATTTCTTTTTTCCGACGGCAATGACGCGGGTGACGATATCCTCTGCTTTGACGTAGCTGTTCAGGTCGAGCAGGTTTGTGCCGAATGCGATGGGCTGCCCGTTTTTCTCCTGCACTTCCCGGACGTAATCCAGATACCTGGCCCCGTTTTCGTGCCGGACGATCAGATACCCGCCGTACACATCCACAAGCTCATTTTGGATGACATCCCATGTAACGCCAAAATTTTGTCCGTCGCCAAAGGTGTACCGTGGCGCAGAATCGTAACGGACCACGGAAGAATCCGGCAGGGCTGCACCGTTGAGCAGGACGGCATAACCGTCTCCCTGCTTTTCAATTTTCCATTTTTTTGAGACCGTGTCTTTGAGATTGTATTCCGTCTCAGGCGGAAATGATTTTGAGTGCGTAGCGCATGTGATATCCGGCGTAACCGTTCTTTGCGTGGCTTCGTGCGTCTGGCCGTCCCCATCCAAGGATAAAGCCACGTTTACGCTCACGGAAAAAAGGCCTTCTCCAGTGCGCCAAATCTGTCCGTCAATGGAAGAGGCTTCATACTTTACGTTCAGCGTCCATCTGTACGCAGATGGATCCGGGGCCGTGTCGTCATCCGAGAAGCCAGCTTCATATTGGCTCACAAGTTGAACGCCGGATGAGGTATAAAGTCCATATTCATACCTATAATCGCCGTCACTGTCCGGAGTACCTGCCATGTAGTCCAGTTTCATCACGCAGTTATGCAGTTCTGGAACCACCACGCTGGTGCTCGGAAAGCCAACATTTCCACAGGTAAACGCCTTGTATGCGTCCACCATGCCGGTATGATTTTCCAGAAGGAACGAAAGAAATTGCTTGATCGTCACGTCTTTGGCTGTATATGGCGCAACGGAGCTGTCGTTGAGGTAGGCCAGCTCTCCCTCGCAAAAGACTTTTTGACGCAGCATAAAATCCTGCTCATGGCTCATGGGCCTGCCCTCCCAGATGCGCGCACCGTCTTGTTCTACGGACACGGTCGTGCGCATTTTTTGCAAAGCTGAGTGAGCCACATTGCCAAGCGGCAGGGTGAATTCCAAGCTACCGGCCTTGCCCACCTCCCGTGTCAGAGTTGGACTGATGAGCTTTTTTGTGTCCGTGTAGTCTGTTGGGTCGTAAATACAGGTCTTTGTCTCCCACACGTCAACGCCGGTCTGGACGCCTGCATAAACTTTATAGCTCATAAGCTGCCCCCTAGATATCGGATGCTGATGCTGCAATCCGCAGACGCCGCAAAGATGAGAGTACCTACAACGCCATCCGGCATATGCAAGCCCTCAATGTACTGCCACTCTGTAGACTTTGCAAGGATGCCAACTTCAAGGCCATTGAGAGACACCGCAATGTCGGCGGCGTCCTCGCTGCGCTTGAAGTAGATGCCGGCCGCTCTTGGTGCACCGGTGACGGTTACGGTGATGTCCTCGTTGGCTTTGAGCTGGATATCCGTATAATTGCGGATAATTGCCGTATCAAATACAAGGTCATCCCACAGCCAGTCATCAGATCCGTCGTATACACTGCGCTTGAATGGATCACAGGTGCCTGTAATCGTAAACACACAGTATAATTTGTCCTTGCTGACGGACACATCCCACAGTCCCTCCCAGTAAAAACTGGGGTCATCGTCGAATTTGCACTGTAACCATTTGCCATGGATGGCGTTTGCGATAGTGCTGTAGAGGTTCTCCCACTGCTTTTTCGGTGCAGTGCACTTGAGCTCCATGGTAATGGTGCGCTTTTTGTAGTGTGGCCTGCCGTCCAAAGAACTGGTCAGGTTGAGCATGGTATCAGACCCCGGCACATGCACAAGGTAGTCATCCACCTCAGCAGGGCCGATTTTTGGGCTTCCGACCTTGAGATACAGCCCCCAGTCTTTCAGGGTGTGGAAGTCGCCAATTTGCGCGCCCAAAAGTTTGCCCATTATACGCCCCTCGCTTTCCGTGTCACCGTCACGCCGATGCGTGCATCGACGTTGGTCGCCATGCGGGGCGACAGCACGCCTACCAGCTCTCCGGAATCCATGACTACCTGACCCTTGCCGATGTCTGGCAGATGCTCGTCCAGCATCCCCTCAATGCGTTCCAGAATGCTGGTCTGCCGGTCAACAATGGACTGCTGCCCAATAACGCGGTACTGCATGGCAGAGCGGGTGGAGAACTCGCTCAGGCTGTCGTACACGCCGGTCTTGTCAAAGGGGCTCTGATAGTGGCTGACGGGCTGCTGGTCGTTCTTCTTGTTCATCCACATGGCAAGGCCGATGCCGCCAGCGACTGCGCCCGCAGCACCCACGCCCAGGATCAGGGCAAGGACGGGGTTCGCGGAAATGAAGGACACCACCGTGCCAAGTGCGGAGGTGATGCCGCCTGCCATGCCGGAAAAGCTCTGGACGATACCGCCTAGAGCACCGCCCACGCCGCCGGAGCCCGCAAGGCCCTGCACGATCTCGGAGAACGCCTTTACTTCGGTAGTAGCGCCATTGATCCCGGGCGTAATGCCGTTTGTGAAGATGCTCTGGATGGATTCCAGCGCCTTGCCAATGCCGCCGCTGAAGTAACCCTCATTGACTGCGGTCAGCGCGTCCGTAAGCCACTTAGAAATCACGTCACGCTGCTCCTGCGACACCTCGCCCCAGATCAGATTGACAAAATCCAGAGCTAGACCGCCCCAGTCGCCGTTTTTGGCGTCACTAAAGGTGTTCTTTACCAGCCCGAAAATTCCCTTATCCAGCTGGCCGGAAGCCTCGCTCAGCTGCTGGTCAATACGGCTCTGGGTGCCCTTTACGCTCTTGTCAATCTCGTTGGAGGTTTCCGTCACCTTGTCTTGAATGCCGTCGATGTAGGTGATGATCTTCTCGTAGGTCTCCGCACCGTTCTCGCCGATGCGCTGGCCGGTCTCTGTGACGGTCTTCTTGATATGCTCGCTGCCATCCGCGTACTTTTCCACCGCCTGCTGCACCTTTGTGGTGATGCCGTCAAAGGTGGTTTCCGAGACGTTGGTAAAGGTACCCAGCAGCGTTTTTGACATGTCGTCATAGGTCTTTGTGACCTTTGTGACCGTGCCGTTGACCTTGGTCTCGACCTGCTTAAAGGTCGTGGCAACACCGTTCACCATCTCCTTGCCGGTCGTGGTGGTGGTCTCGGTGATGCGGTCTTTGATTTTGCCCGCGCTGTCCTTGACCTTTTCTGTAAGGGTCTGGATGCTGGTGGTCACGGTGCCCAGCGCATTCTGTGCGGTGGTGGTAGCCGTGCTGGAGATGGACGAAATGACCGTTTCGGTGGTGGACTTGGAGCCGGATTTTTTTCTGCCGGAAGAGCCGCTGCCGCCGCCCGCTCTCACGGAGCTGCCCCCGTTGCCATTGGCTGCCGCCAACTCCGCCTGACGTTCAGACCAGCTCTTGTTACTGATTCCGATACCTTTTAGCGCGTTTTGCCGCAACCTGTTACGGTTGCTCTGCCGGTTATTTGCATCCGCGTACTCTTCGTAAGTATCGAAGTCTGCTGTGGCGGCTTTTCCCAGAAAGCGATTGAGTTTATAGCTCAGCTTGTCCAGCCAGGTGGATGCACTGGATGCAAAGCCCTCAAACCAGGATTTGACGGACGAAATTGGGCCGCTCAACCCGGTAATTGCGCCTGCAAGACCAATCCAGCCGTCGGTTTTGTAGGCTTCTTGTGCCTTGACCACAAGATCGTTGAGATTGGAGATCACCACGCCGACGCCGCTGGACAAATCGCCTGTCATAAGGCCTGTCAGCTGCTTGACATTGTCCTTCAGGGTAGACACGCGTCCATTCATGGTCTGACTTTGGGTGTCCATGCTGCCGTAGTAGCGTCCACCTTCTTCCGACGCTGCCTGCAGGGCCTGCGTCAGCAGATCATAACTGATGGTCATGTTCTGCACTTCGGCGGTGGACTTGCCTGTGTAGTCGGCCAGCAGACCGTAAATGTTAATGCCGGCATAAGCAAACTGCTTGATGTCGATTGCGGAGGCTTTGCCGACATTGGCAATCTGCTGTAAGTTGGCTGCCATACGGGACAGCTCCGCATTGCTTCCGCCTGTAGCCGATACGGCATTGCCCAACGCCATGATCGTTTTTTCAGCGTAGGTGGCGTTTTCACCTGCGCCGATCAGCAGCTGATTTGCCTGTGTAAGAGCTTCCACGCTGAACGGTGTGCGTGCTGCATCCTGCTGGATCTGGTCAATTGCCTGTTGTGCGGCTTCTGCGCTTCCAAGCATATTGGTAAGCCCAACAGTGTAACTCTCGATCTGGGCGTTGTACTCGATGCCGGAAGAGATGAACCCCTCTGCGGCACTGAGTGCAGCGGAGCCGAGCTTCGAGAAGACGTTCGCCATGACCGTGCCCTGCGCAATGGCACCGGCCAGAGACTTGCCGGACCCCGATGTGGCATCTCCAAAGCTGTTCATGTACCCTTCCGCAGTTTTTAGTCCCTGCGCCGTGGTATTGAGTTGGGCCTGAGCTTCTTTCAGCTTCTGGGCAAATTCCTTAGTTTCTTTGGAGGATTCTCCGGTCTCTCTCCGTGATTTCTGGTAGGCTGCCGTAAGGTGAATGACCTCGCTGTACAGCCGATTATAATCCTTCATCATGGTGGAGACGGCGTCCTTAGTCTGCGACTTTGCCTCTTCCACGCCCTGCCGGTAGGCGCTGTCGTCCAGCCCGAGGGTGGCGCTCAATTCAAAAAGTTTCAGGTTCCATCACCCCCGTTCAAGCCATTTTTAATGCGTGCTATCACTTCATCAGCGGACGGCTGCGGCGGCTGTGGACGGTTTTCCACAAGCCCGGCCACCATGTCGTACCACCGCTCTTCTGCGCCTATAAGGTGCGCCAGAGCGTCCGTCATGTACGCCTGATAGCTGAGTGTGATGCGCTCTTGCCGCAAAGCGTTCAGGCAGTGCTGCAAAATGTACGGCCTGCCAAACAGCCGCAGCGCGTCCGGGCTGATGGAAGAAATCAGGCGTCTGTACCCGCCAGCACCAACGGCAGACACCAGAGCAAAAAATCCATCACATCATCGTTGTTCAGCAGCTCTTTCACCGCGCGCATCTTCTTGAACGGGCCGATATTTTCAACCACCCCGTTTTCATCCACGTCCGGCTCATAGAGCAGCGGAAGCAGCTTTGCGGTGGCATCGGCATTGTCGAACAGCAAGCTTTTTGCCATAGCCTGGATGTTCTTTTTTGCCTGCTCCTTCTTCTTCTGTTCCAGCTCCTCCGGCGTTTCCTCGCCGGTCAGGACCGGCAGAACCTTGCGCAGCTCCATGATCTTGGATTTTTCCAAGACCTCCTCCGCCACATCGGCGATCTGCCAGCAGTGGCGGAGAAACTCTTCATCGGGCAGCTCTGTCAAAAATTTCATACGATGTCCTCCTTATGCTGCGGCCTTGGGGCTGTAATACCACTCCATGGGCACCACGTCGCTGCCCAGACGGGGGCAGCCGGTCAGGGTGACCGCAATGTTGCCCTTGCCTTTGTCGGTGGTCTTGAGGGTCAAACCGCCGGTGGACAGTGCGTTCATCAGACGTACAGCCACATAGCCACCGTCAATGGTGTCACCGACCCACCAGATGTCCTTAAAGTCGCCGGTGCTTTCCGTCGGATCCAGCGTCATGCGGGGCGTGACCTTCTTTTCTGCCACATCGGCTGCACCAAGGGCCAGCTTGATGACGTCCGTTGTGGCATTCAGGGCCGTAAAGGCCAGCGTGCAGTCGTAGTCCTCGATCTGCATCAGCTCTGCGGTGTTCTTCTGGGCGTTGTCCACGTCCTCGCCCAGATCTGTGAAGTTTGCCTTGCAGGTCGCAGTGATGCCGCCGGTGGTGGCGGTGATAATGTCTGCATCCTGGATCTCAGTCGCGCCGGACGGGTCAAACTTGTTGACCACAATTCCGGCATTGAACTGCATGGACTTGAACGCTTCCTGCGAAATTTTGGAAAATTTTCTTGCCATATTGCTCCTTACTCGCAAAATTGCGTGATTTCAAAATTGAGATATTCGCACAGATACCCTTCAGGCGGGTTGTCGAGGGGCTGTGCCCACGGGGTGCCTTTTTGCAAAAGAATAGCGCCGCCCTCGCAGGAAAGCGTTATGCTGTCCTCGAGGGCTGCGCTGATCGTATCTTCGGTTTGCAGGATGGGGGCTCTGCCGCCCTTGCTGGGGTACCAAAGCCGGGCGTGGAAGGATTCCGTTTCGTTCCACCCGCCGGGGATAGTGGGCTTGTAGGTCAGGTAGGGCAGTGAAGCGGCAGGAGGGATGTTATCTTCCAGATAGCCCGGGATGCCAAAGCCGTTGAAAAACGTGTTCAGCGCCCGGTTGATGCTCTCAGACGGTCCCATCAAGGCAGCACCGCCTTTTTGCACTTGACGGCTCGCAGTCCCATGCCGGATTCCGGAGGGGCTTTGCCTTCGTCTGCTGTGCTGGTGACTTGAAAAGTCTGGCCATCGCTTACCCGGCGGATGTAGTCCGGGAAGGCCAGCGGCACGCCCGTGTTGACCAGCAGGGTATAAGTGGATGCCGTGTCAGCCTGCTCTGCCACCTGAGCTTCCACGGTGGTGTCGTGGCGCTCCACGGCCTCAAACTCGGGGCCGTCCTGCCAGCCGGAAACAAAGCCGCCCACGCCGTCCGGCTCATAGCTGCGGGTCTGGAAACGGTATTTTTTGGTGAAGCTCTGCATCACGGTGGATGCAGTGAACGAATTGACCATGTCACATCTTCCTCCACTGATTGATCTCGGATTTATAGCGGGTTTTGCCGTCGGCGGGCAGGCCGTCCGTGCCTGTAGCCATCGTGCCGGACCACCCGGCAAAGGACTGGGATACATACACGCCACCGGCCGGGAGCGCCTTGTCGTATGCGTCGATTTTTTCAGCCAGCGCCACGAAGTCAGGTGGCACACGCATAGGCTGCACCGTGCCGTTGAAGGTCTCGGCAGTCAGATCGCCGTCCCCGGCCTTGTGCACGCCGTCATTGAAGATGGATCCGCACACAAGGAAATACTGCCCCGGCACTACCCCGGCGGGCACGGTGTCCGGCTCAAAGATGAACTTCCCGGCAACGGGGTCGTCCGCCCGGTCAAAAAAATTGTGCGTGTAAACGCACAGCTCGGGGACGGTCATGCAAAGTCACCCCCTTGCAGGTTAGACCGATTCGACCGGAGTAATGGTCTCAACTGCAATGCCGTCGATGTATTCAGCAAACAGCGTCATTCCCATGATTGCGGTGATAACGGTGACAAAGGTGTCATAGTCGGGGCGAGTGTTCACGCCCACAATGCCGGTTTTGCTGTCTGTGGTGAGGCGGAAGCCGGCGCGAGCCCAGTCGGAGTTGGTGGGGCTGACGTAGTACAGAACGATGTTGTCCGCAGGGGTGGCGATAACCTTGCCGCGTGCAATTTCGGTTTCTGCCAGCAGGAAAACGGTTTTGTAACCCATGAAGTTCTTGATGTAGTTAAAGCCGAACTCGCTCTGTTCGTTGATAACGGCGCTGGTGCCCAGGTACTCATACACGTCCAGGACATTCACGAACGCCACAACATCGGTAGCAGTACGGTGCATAGTCTTGAACTTGTTCAGGACGCGGCCCTTTGCCATTGCCATTGCCTCCTGAAAGGTCTTAGAGGTGCCTTTCAAGGTGCCAGTATTGAGGTACTTGTAGAAGCGACCGGCCACATCAGCGGTCAGGTCGTTCAGCATTTCGTCGTCGGTCATCTGAACAGCGTTCTCGTACCCGTTTTCGAGGATGGCTTCAGCGGTCGTACCCTTGGCCCACTTTTCGAGGGTGATCTTCTCATAGTCCTTGGTCTTGACGGTGTACTTGCTGTAGGGGATTTCCTCGCCCTCGCCGACTTTGCCGTCCTGCAAGGTGCCCTGTGCGTACTTGCTCTTCAGCACCGTGTTGGGAAGCATTTCAATTTTGCGGGTGACACCCATAATGTCGCGCAGATGGTCCCAGTTGCGGCCGAAGCGGGTCACAAAGTCGATCTCGCGTGCAGTGGTCTGAATGTCAGCGGCCATCACAGTATTAGTTTTTGCAGGCATAAGTTAGTCCTTTCCATCGCCTGTCCCATTGAACAGGTCAATATTTGCTGCAATCGCAGCCTGCCGTTCGGTAGAATCCTTGATTGCAAAAATTTGGTCTTTGGTCATTTTGGAGCCGGTGTTGGTGGGCGGGTTGTCCACCTTCGCGCCGGTGGTGGTCGTAGTGCCTACGAAGTCGCTCCAATCAGCTTTCAGGCTGTCGGCGTGCTTCTTGGCGTCCTTGACCTCGCCCTTTTCGTCCAGCTCCAGCTTGTCGATATCCTCGCCGGACAGCCGCACGACCCGATCAGCATACTTGTCCAGCACCCCGGCGGATTTCAGCAGCTCCCGGAACTTGGCTTCCTTGGCTGCATGGACGTTTCTCTGGGTCTGCTGGGCCTTGTAGTCGGTCAGCGCCTTTTCGGCGGCTTCCTTGCCGCCGTTGGCTGCATCACGGTCTTTTTCGGCCTGTGTGCGGGCTGTTTTTTCTGCATCCAGCTGGTCTTTGAGTTCGTCCGTCTCCTTGTGCAGGGCGTCCAGAATGGCCTTGGCCTTGTCATCGTTGGAGGTTTCGGGGTTCTCCAGAATCGTGCGGATGTCAGCTCTTTTGAGTGCCATGTGATAGTCCTTTCTGCCCTTGCTCGGGCTGCCATGCTTGGCAATAAGGTTTAATTTGCCGGACGTGCTGCCGGTGTGGTGCCGCCTGTGGGGCTTGAACCCACGGCCCCCGGATTACAAATCCGGCGCTCTGCCAGCCTGAGCTAAAGCGGCATAAAAAAGCGGCTGACGCTGTGCGCCAACCGCTGAGTATTAAATTTCTTTTTCCTCTGCTGGTCTTACCTTCCATTTCGGGCAAGTATCTTCCGGGTCTGTAAAATCATCTGCCCGCTCAGAGCCGCCGTTGAAACAGACCCACGAAAATGCATCATGCCAGCAGCAGTTGCAGCAAGTGTGTTTTTCTTCGCTCATTCCTTGTTTCCTTCTTCCACCGCGATCTCTCGCAGCTCGTCAATGTGATTTTCCACCGCCGGGCGGAGGAACGGGCGTGGGGCCATACCACGGGTAAAGTGCCATTTGCCGTTGAAGTCTTTCCAGACCCACGGCGTTTTGCGTCCGTTGCCCTTCTCGGCAAAGATGCCCGTTCCCAGCTCCACATACACACTGTAAAAGAGATTTGACCCGATGGTCACGGTCTTTTTTGCGAGGTCGAGGACAAAGGTCAGGCTCTGCTTGAGCGCGCCGCCCACATAGCCCTCAATGCCCGTGCTGTCTGCCGTGCCAGTAGGCACAAGAAGCTGGGCATAGTCCTGCACCTTCATGCCCCAGATGGTCAGCACCCGCTCTGCCCATGAATCCAGTGCCTCATGCAGCTGCGGGGTGTTGTCGGTGAATTTGATGTCGTAGTTAAAGTTCACGGCTTATCCCTCGGCTCTCGCTTTTTCTTTAAGATGCGACCGCACTCAGGGCAGAAATTCAGCTGTCCGGCGCGATGCGTTACCGTACCGCACACGCCTGCACCTTTCCTGTGCGTTTTTGTGATAAGACTGACTTGAAACGTGGTGTAAAGTCCGTTCTCCCCTTTGGGGGAATTTTTCTTCCACCACGCAAGCCTCTCGCAAAATTTGCAAGGCTTCTTCTCATCCATGCTTTGCAGCCTCCTTTTTTCTCTTGCGCTCTTCCGCCCACCACATCTGTTCTTTCTCTTTTCCGCCCTTGGATTTATACCACTCGGTGTAATCCATGACAAGGGTGGTCTCTTTGGTCACATTGTCCCGCTGCATGGCGTTCTGCCGGGGATACTTACCCAGAGCAGAGGACAGCACACAGCGGCAGTGGTAAACCATCTCCGGCGCTGCGTTGGGGTCGCCGGGGCGCTGAATCTCGTAACCCATGACCTTGAACGGCTCGTCAAGCTCTGCCGTCTGCTGGTCAAGCAGGCGGTGCATCTCACGGGTGCGGTAGTCGTGGGTTGAGTTCCACCGCTTTTTGACCTCGATGCCCAAAGCCTGGGCGTTTCGCATCTGCTGCAAAGCCCCGGCGTTCTGGGCGCTGGTAAGGGCTGTGATGGCGTTGTTCATGGCCCAGTGGATCTCTGTATCAGCCATGCCGTTGACGGCCTGCACGGCGATGTCGTGGACGCTCTTGCCCTGCACGATGCCTTGCATGACGTAGCGGTTGAACGCCTGGGCGTCATAGGTGCGGTTGCTCTCGCTCTTGATGCGCTTGTTGGGCACCATGCGGGGATTCTCCTTCAGCAGAAGCTTGACCGCTTCGGTGTTGTACAGGGTCAGCCCGAACGTCACGCCTGCGGCCTGTTCCAGCTCGTAGAAAGCCCAGTTTGCGCCAAAGGAAAAGATTTTGTATTGCTCGTCCCGGGCCAGCTTGTAGGCTGTCTCTTGGGCTGTGGTGCAGGTCTGCGTGATGCCGTCCAGCTTTGCGTGCATCAAATCGGACTGAAACACCTGATTTTGCAGCCAGATTCGGTAGTCATCCTCGGTGATCTCGCCTGCGTCCAGCTGCGCCCGCTTGTGCTCGTCCAAAGCTCGGTACTTTTCCAGAAAATCGGTGAGCTGCTCTTGCATCTCCCGGCGGGCGGTGCCGTACACCCAGAGAATGCGCCGGCGCAGGCGGTTCAGCTGACGGGTAGAGATGCGGTCACGGTCAGAAATCACGTTTCATCACCGTCGTCCTCCTCCTTGTTCACGGTCTCCCGTGCTGCGCTCTCAGCCATCAGCGCGGCTTTTGCCTGCTCCTTTTGTTCCGGGGTCAGGTTGGGCAGCAGGTCAATGGCCATGTCCTGCCCGATGATGGCGGCCTCGGAAATCACCATGCTGACCTGTTCGGCCGTGTTGGTGATCTTGCTGCGGTTGAATGCCGGCATAGCGTTGTCAAAGCCAGCCAGTGCGCAGATCTGCCGGATGAACGGCTTGACCTGAGCCTCGAAGTCGTCCGCGTTCTGGTTCAGCGGTTCATAGGCCGCATCCAGATGGTCGTTGGTGCTGTCCGCGCTGACACAGTGCACATCCAGACCGCCGAAGTCCTCATAGACCTGGGTATGGAGCAGCTCCAGCAGAGTCTGTCGGGCCGTCACTGGAATCTCGGTGGTGTAGGGGGTGATCTTGCCGCCCTGGCTGGTGTCTGCGCCCGCAATGTGGTACAAATTCAACTTGACAAGGAACTCCTGCAGCTCGTCATCGGTCATGCCGTTGAAGTTCTCGCACAGCCAGTAGATCTCCGAAAAGTCATGCAGGTCATTGCAGAAGCCAGACATCACCAGATCGGTGTTGTCAATGTAGGCTTTCAAGCCCACAAGCGTGCTCTGGTGCAGGTCGGAGCCCCACAGCGGCACAATGGGAAGAGCGCTGTAGTTTTCGCCCTCCACGCTTTCCAGCCCGCCGCCGGGTGTGGTGACGGTCACGCTCTTGTATGCCTGCTTTGGCACGGTCTCCTGCATCACATTGCCGATTTTGCTTTCCGTGTACTCGGTAAAGCCGTCCAGCTCGTACAGGATATAGTGCACATCCGTGTCCGGGTTCAGCCGCCAGAAGCGCACGCCCGCCTGCAAAAGGCCTGTCTTTTCATCGTACAGGGGCGCAAACTCGGTCAGCTTGAAAACCACCAAATGGTCACTGTTCCAGAAGCCAAAGCTCTCGCCGTGGATCAGGGCGAAATATCCGGCTTTCTGGATCTGCTCGTCAAAGTTCTGACCCAACCTGTCCTTGTCCACGCCATCGTTTGCAAAGACCACGCCGTTGCCGAGGGAGTAGGTTGCCCGCTGCTTGTTGAGCCGCCGGAAAAGATTGCTCTTGACCATATCGGGGTGTGGGGTGTCCTGCTTGGTGTTTTTGGATAGGCGCTTCAGCATCAAAGCGTAAGCCTGCGCAAAGCGTTCAGCCCCCGGGTTTTTCTGTGCGTCGTACAGGTCGGCATCCAGCGCCATCTTGTAGGGGCCGGAAGTGCAGTGCTGCTGCACGAACCGCCGGATGAAATCAGGCTGTTCCCCGGCGGCTTGCGCCTGCTGAAAAGTCTGGAATGTGTATACAGTGCTCAAAATCAATTCCTCAGTTTTACAAGGCGCTTTGTGCGCACGAAATAGCGGATAGCGTCCATGCAGTGGTCGTTGACCTTCAGCACGGTGTCGTCTTTATCTGGATCCCAAGCGTACACGCCGAACTCTTCCAGCGTGTGCTTGCAGTCTTTGTAGATCTTCAGCCGCCCGGTCTGCAGCATGGTCTGTACGTCCAGAATGCCGCTCAGAACGTCGTTGTTTGCGGGGGTCTGAGTAAAGCCGTTCTTGCGCAGCTCTGTAATCAGGGGCAGGGCAGACGGGTCCACGATGATCCTTTCCGGCTTGAGACCATTCAGCCACGTCTTGAGGTCTGCGACGTACTCGCCCACAGTCTTTTGCCGCTTCTGTTCCCGTCCGCTGTAGTAGTACTCCCGTGTGACGATCCAGCAGTCTGCATCTGCCTGCTTCTGGAATAGCAGAAAGGTCGTTGCGTTTTGGGTGCCAAAGTCGCACGCCACATAGGCGCTTTTTTGTGACAGCTCCGGCAGCACATCAACAACGTGCTTCTTTCTGTCGAACATGTCATACACAAGGCCCTCGGCCACCGTCCACAGGCCCAGAATGTAGCGCTGATAGAAAACGCCGCTGTACTGGCTGCGGTATCTGGCCTTGATGTCCTCGGAAAGCGACAGGTTGTCGTCCATCGTAAAGTGGAGGTACATCATTTTGCGAGAGCGGCATTTCCGCACCCACTCCAGATAAAACCAGTGCTGTGGGCTTCCCGGGTTGCAGTTGAACCAGAATTTTGACCCGGTGACAGAGCATCGGGCCGTGGCCTGGTTGACGAAGCTCTGGGGCATCAGGGCTGCCTCGTCAAAGAACGCCCCGGCAAGGGTGATGCCCTGGATCAGGTCCTGGCTACTCTCATCCTTGCCGCCAAAAAAGTAAAACTCGTTGGTTCTGCCACCCTTGCTGACGGTCATGCAGTTTTCTGCCCGATGCTCCTTGACGTTGTAACCACGGGCTGCAAGCTGCTGCTTGAGCGTGCCCAGCACGTTGCGCCGGAAGCTGGCAATGGTCTTGCCACACATGGCAAACTGCTGGCCGCTGTAGCAGGTCATAGCCCACTGGACAAAAGAAAAGCTCATGGCAAAGGTCTTGCCCGAGCGGATAGCGCCATCGGCAATGATGCCGTTGTAGCCGCTGTATGCGCTCTGCGGTGTCCACCAGCTCAAAACCTGCTTTTGCCGCTGGCTGAGGGTTTTCCAGCGAAAACCGTTACTTTTCCGCATGGTCGTCCTCTTCCTCTGGCAGCATACTCACGTCATCTGGCGGGCTTATGTCTGCGGCGGCGTTCAGGGCCTCAATCAGGCCATCGTCCGGGGCTTCTATGTTGCTCTGGTCTCCCAGCATAGCAAATTTGTCCACGATGGTGCCAAACGCCGTGGACAGCTGCGGCAGCGTTGCCTCTGCAATCTTGTCAGGGTCTGCCATCGCCTGAAGGTACAGCCCGAGAAGATTTTGTGCTTCCCCGCGCTTGCTCTCTAGGTATGAAAGCATATCCTGCGAATTTTCCCGCTTTTTTTGTGCACACAAACGCGCACTCTCCGGATCTTCCTTCACGACTTTCTTAACCGTCGCGTCTGAAACATCGTTCAACTTTGCAGTGGCGCGGTAGCTTTGGAGTTGCACATAGTCAGCAACAATCTTCTTTTTTTGCTTATCTGTCAGCCGCCTTGCGCCCACCGCCACTACCTCTCTAAACTCATGCAAAAGAAAAACCGCCCGGAAATCCGAACGGTCAAAATATCGAATGTGCCGCCAACTGGATTTGAACCAGCACCCACGGAACAGATGTGCGCAGTGGTTGGCTGTGCAGTGATGTTCCCGTGGTGTCATCAACGTTGTCCCGCCTTAAATGGGCGGCGCTCTGCCAGTTGAGCTATGGCGGCATATAAGCAGCACCCGTGCATTCAGTTCGTTGGACAGGCGTCAAACGGTGGGCGCTGCTGCATCCGGAACTTTCGCGGCCGGATGCCCCGCTATTGCGCGGCCCCCTCATAGGGCACGCAAGCACTCCAGGCAGGGCTCGAACCTGCAGCATGCGGTTTTGGAGACCGCTGCTCTACCACTTGAGCTACCGGAGTATAAACGCCGCCCTTGGAATCGAACCAGCCGTGTCTACACACACGCGCCGCGCTCCAAACTGCGCTCAGGCGGCCATATAAAAACAGCTCCGGTTCGCCGCCGGGGCTGTTGGTTGGCGCACATCCTGTCAGGAAAGCTACACCTTGGCAAGGATTCTAAGGCCCTTTCTTGGCACGGGAGGTTGCACGTGCGGCCTTGCGGGTTGTCTAGTCCATGCGCCATATGGTGCGAAACCGTGGATTCGAACCACGCGGAGAGGGAGGTGCGCGCCCTGCCTCAGACACTCAGAGCCGCCGCCCTGAATGGAGCCGTGCCAAAATTCCGCATAGAAGCAGCGCGAAACGTGAAGAGAGCAAAGCCCGGTACCTGTAAACAGAAAAGGGGGAAAATGCTAAGAAGGGACACGTTTCGGAGGCTGCGTGCATCGGTTTGCCTTTTGGCTTTTCCGATGATACAATTTTACACCATGCGATAGTGAAACCGCAATGTAATGACAGTGCAATGTTTTTAAAGGCTCAGCTCCTCCATTGCTTTGCGCCGCAAGACATAGACCATGCGCAGAGAGTAATTCATATCTTTTGCGATCTTGTCCCACGTGAGGCAATCGAGATAGTACTTGTACAGCACCGTGTATGCTTTCTCGTTCTGGATCTGGGCGAGCGCGTTTCTGATATCGAGGAACAGCCTGTCGCAGACCGCTCTTTGCTCATAAGCACGGCGCTCCGCTTCCTCCTCGCGTTCCACCGCCCGGGCAAGGCTCTGGCCATCTTTGCTGCCGCCGGGGGCCGCGCTGAGGCTCTGGGTGATGTGCCGGGTTGCCTCCTGTGCTTCGGCCAAACGGTCAGACAGCAAGTAGTATCTTTTCTCTGCTTCGCGGTAGCGGTTCAACCACGCCTTAACGGTTCGGTAATCGGTTCCGTCCGGCTTCGGCGTGTCTTTGTCAGGTGTCCATTTGCGTGTCATTGTTGCTCCTTTCTTCAAAATCGTTGCAATATTCGGGCGGATTTATGTATCCTTCGTCTTTGTCACTTCTCCGGCAGATATAGTGATATCCGGATTCTGACGCCCCAAATTTTTGATTTAAGAAAACGCACCGGTCGCAAAGGCAAGGTTTGTTGCGGTTGAGCCACCGCTTGAAATATTCAATTGGGTTGCCATCGCTAAGAACAAACCAGATGAAAAATCCTGCAAGTGTTGCCATGAACAGCGTGCTTGCAACTTCAAATAGCATATCAAGCATTTTACTCCTCCATTTCTTCAATCTCGATTTCCACCCGGGGATTCTCCCGGTCAAGCTCCACCCGGCTGCCGTCGTGGGCGGCAACGATCTTGCTGTTGTCGTCCTCCAGCACGCGGGCTTTCACCAGGGTGTCCGTTGTAGCCTCGATGAGGTTTGCCAGATCGACCCGGCGGGCGGTTTTCATGTAGTATACGCACCGTACGTTCACGCGGGCAGAAATGGGGCTGCGCGGCTTTTTGATTTGCCGCAGACAGTCCGTCTCATAATCCACATAGGCCTTGCTAGGGGCCACGAAGCGCCCGCCTGAGTGGCTTTTGAGGATACGGGCAGAGTTTTTCTTGGTGCGCGGGTCGCCGTAGAGGGTTAATTTCACAAGTTCCCTCCAATCAAGTCGTCAATGCGCATCTGCACAGCCTGCTCCGGCACGTCTTCCCAGCCGATGCCGATATAGTCCAGCACACGGCCCCAGCCGTACCAGTTTCCGTTTTCGTCCCGGCAGACGTGCTTCATCCAGAACTCCCATTCTTTGGGATTGGTCTCTCGCAAAATGTCAAACCGATGCGGTCTGCCCTCGATGTGGATGCCAAAGCCGCACATGGTGCAGCCGGTGCGCTGTGCCTTTGTGGTGTACAGCTTGCCGTCTCTATCCTTCGCGATCTCGCCATATTCGGCGGGAATAGGCACGTCTAGGTCAAGCGCAAGCTGCAAAACGTCTTGTCGATCAAAAATGGCAAAAGGTGCGCTGCGGGTGGTCGTCTTTCCAAAGTAGTTGCAGCCGTGCATCTTCAGGCTCTTTTCGCGCCGCCCGCCCTCACTGGCCATAAGGCCCATATAGGGAACGCTGTCGTGTTCACGTGCCCAGTCGTTGCAGGGCTTTTCCTTGAGGTAGTAGCAGCAGCGGTCTGATACTTTGAATGGGGCCGCCTGATACCCAAGCGCCGCGCCCTCTGCATCGGCACCGCCGAACAGCTCAAGCCATTTCTGCGGCAGCTTCATCCGGCTGTTTTTCTGCCAGCCGCCGTATTCTCCAGTTTCCCCGGTGATGATCGCATGCCGCACGGTTGCGTTTTGCTCTGTTGGGTTTTGCAACAGCATGATCTTGCCTGCCTTTTCCTTGCTGATGACAGGCCAGCCAAATTCCTGCAAGACCTGCACCTTGCTTTTCAGCGGCTTCAGGAACACGAAGGACGGTGCTTCGCCATCGCCCATCCAGTTTTTGTATTCGGTCTCCATCTCTGCCGCCATCTGCTTGTGCACCTGCTGTACGCCTTTGCCCTCCAGCGAAGAGCAGGACACGCAGGTGACAGGCAATCCAATGCTCTCTAAGAAGTAATGCAACGTGATGGAATCCAGACCGCCCACGGACAGGTGCACGCCCTTGTCGTGCTCTTTTGCCCAGTAGTAGAACGCCTCGGCCATTTCCTGTGCGTGCTCCACCTTGCGCTTGTAATCCCACTTCTGCATCGTCTGAAAACGCTCGATGTTTGCCAAAGAGCCATTTTCAGCCATAATCTCCTGTACGGTTTTCATTTTTTACCCCCATTGTTCAGCCATTGCCTTTGCAATGCCCGGCGCGGTTTTGCTTCTGGCTTTTGCCCGGCCCTCTTGGCCGTTGTGAGTGTTTCGTATGCCTTCGCACCAGCTGATTTTCTTGTGCTTTTCCCCATTTGAGACGTACACGGGCTCTGGCGGTGGAAAGTTGTTTTTTCGTTCCAGAGGCGGCAGGTTTTTCAGCCAAAGGCAAGTGCGCTTTGTGTGATAGTTTTCCGCGTCCTCTTCACTTTCGGCAAAGTAGTACGGATGAATGATCTGGTCGGCTTTCCTGTACGCTGTGTTCATGATGCCTACAGGGTTCTCGACTGCAATCTTGGGGACATCTGCCAGCATGAACTGCATAAAGAAAATTGCTGCTTTTACACGCTCCGTCCACCGGGCAACAACCTTTTCCGCCGGGGTGACACGCAAGCTGAACGAGCGCGTTGCTGCGTTGCTCAGGTATGTGCAAGGTGGGTGTGCAATGAGCAAGTCCCACTTGCCAACGTCGTGCGTTACGCCGTCCATTGTCACGACTTGCCCCCCCTCCAGAGCCTTGAGCGCATCTCCAAGAATATGCCACTCGGGATGCCCGCCGGACGGCTCCTGAATATCGCAGGAGTAGGCTTCGTGGCCTTTTGCCCGAAATGCTTTGCACACTTCCTGCGACTCCTCGCAGGCGATCAGTACTTTCATCGCTTTCTTCCTCCCATCCAAAATTCTTGATTGAATGCGTTCTTGCTGATGCACTCTAGCGCATTCCTGGTTTTCGTGTATGCACGTTGCTCCTTCAGCTGACGCTTGTACTCGGCGTACCGTGGGCAGCTGTCGTGGCAGATCGGGTGCCGGTCGGGGCAGTCTTTACATGTTGGGTTGGTCATGTTCGGCTTCCTCCTCGTTAAACCAAAGGCGTGTTCCACATCCGGGACAAAATTTGTCAAGGTAATAATCATCGTTGCATTCATACCCGCAAATGGGGCAAATTGTCTTACATGCTTTTTCACGCCAGTAAAGCTTTTTGGGACGTTCGCCCGGCAGTTTAGGCATGGGCATCCAAAGCGTGAAAAGATCTGGCGCACTGGCCACGAGGTCCCACGTTGCTGATTGAGCAAAAGTCGCATCCATGTACTTCACGAGAACATTTCCGTGCGCAGAATCTTTTTCAGTCGGCGGCTCTTCTGCGGTCTTGCGCCAGCGCTGGACATCCGGGACGACTGCCGGTTCATCTTCCAGCACATCCATCGCGTCCATAATCTGACACGCGCGGCATCTTACGCCGTTGTAATTTTCGCAGCCACAGCAATATGCTGCTTTGATGTTTTCGATGGCTTTTTCGCGGTCGATAAATTCGCTCATTTTTCAATCTCCTTCCTTGTCGGCTCGCTCGCCCGCAGCCTTGCAGCTTCACGGGGGGCAGTGGTGATATTGGCCTGTGCCTGCTTCAAAAACTCGGCACGACGGTATGTAAGGTCTGGCATTTCAGCCAGCTCCGCCAGTCCTCCCACGCTTCCGGCATAGGATTTTGCCGCCGGGGGGAGTTGGTCATACAGGGCTTTCAGCTCTTTCTGCCCGTCACTACGCAGCAGCCCGCCCTTTTCATCAATGCCGGTCACCATCGGGAACTTGCGCCAGCTCAAAAATGTCTGTGCCTTGCGTGCCGCTACAGCCAGAGCTTCCCACTCAGCGGACGGGTCAAGACACTGGGAAAGCTGCTTGAAGATGTCGGCCACCGTGACCGGATAAACGCATACCCGGTTCGCTGCCAGAAAAGCCCGTTTGACAGTATCGCCGTCATAGTCGCCAAACTGGTACGTCCACACATCAATGGTGGTCTGCATCTCCTCGTCGGTCAGTGGCTTAGACCCCAGCTTGTACAGCACAAAATTCATGCGGATCAGCTTTGCCACGTCTTCCCGTGTCATGTCTCAAACCCTCTTTCTCTGTCCATCTTCGCCAGCACCCGTGCAAGCTGGTCGTCTACGGTCTCGGTTGGCTGCTTGCCTCGCGGTCTTGCTTGTCGGCTTTGTTCGTTTGCTTCCACATCCCCCGGTGTGCGCAGGCCGTCCCGTTTCCAGCCGGATAATATGCCGTTGATGTAGTTCCACGAGCGCTTCCCGGCTTCTGTGGCCTTGTCAATCGCCAGCAGGATCATCTCTGTGCTGTACTCCTGCCGCCACTTCTGCAGCTTGTCCAGCGCAGAGCGTGGGAAGTCCCCAACGGCCTGCTGATAATGCTGGACGATCTTGGAAAGTTCTACGTCAACGGCGGCTTTGGCGGAGCTATTATATATATCCCCGTTAGGGGATATAACAGTTCCAGTACCAGTAACAGTTCCAGTACCAGTAACAGTTCCAGTACCAGTAACAGTTCCAGTACCAGT